ACATCACAATGCAAGAAAGGTTCTCTACTTATGTTTCCACCACTATGGCCTTGGTTACACGCTGGGGAGAAACCAATAGACAAACCAAAATATATACTAGGGAGTTATTTACATTATGTCTAAACTACTAAATCACTTAGGTGAACCAATCGAGAAAATAGTTGACGAATCTAAACTACCGACAACAGACCAAATACTACAAGACCCAATCACAAAGAAGTTTGTCTTTTTAAATAGTGATGCTTATCCAGACCAGACTTGTATCGGACTTACAGATGAAACAGATTATCATGGTGTCATCTATAAGTACGGAGAAGTAGCTATTCCAGATGAAAATAAATTACTTGACAATGAACACTTGCAATTAAAGTTTAAGTATGATATACTAGAGAATAATGGGATTCCAAAAGAAAACTTTGGAGATGACTTTTTTAAATTACTTGGTGATATACTTTATCATATCATCATTGCACAATCAGAGGTAGGATATGACACAAACGATAGAACGAACAACGCTGAGCAATCTGGTATTCAATGAGGAATACTGTAGAAAGGTATTACCTTTTATCAAACCAGATTACTTTGATATAAAAGAAGAACAAGTTGTATTCAATGAGATTGTAAACTTTGTAGACAAGTACAAAAGAATACCCACACAGATATCCTTAGAGATAGAAGTTGAGTCTCGGAAAGACTTGACTGAAGACCAGCATAAAAATATCGTGGAGATTATAAAGACACTTGACTCTACTGAAGTTGATATGGAATGGTTAGTCGATACTACAGAGAAGTTCTGTAAGGATAAAGCTATATACAATGCAATCGTAGATGGTATATCTATTATTGATGGTAAGGATAAGAATCGTAAACCAGATGCAATACCAAATATTCTGACAGATGCACTTGCTGTATGTTTTGACAATGCAGTTGGTCACGATTACTTTGAGGATAGTGAGAAACGATTTGATTTCTATCATAGAGTAGAAGAACGTATTCCATTTGACTTAGAGTTCTTTAACAAGATAACTAAAGGTGGACTTCCACAAAAGACGTTGAATATATGTCTTGCTGGTACTGGTGTTGGTAAATCGTTGTTTATGTGTCATATGGCTGCATCTTGTTTATCACAAGGTAAAAATGTATTGTATATTACACTTGAGATGGCAGAAGAACGTATTGCAGAACGTATAGATGCGAATCTAATGAACATTTCTATGGAAGACTTACATGACTTACCTAAGAATATGTTTGATGATAAGATTGCAAAGTTAAATGATAAGATGAATGGTAAACTAATCGTGAAAGAATATCCTACTGCAACTGCTCACTCTGCACACTTTCGTGGATTGATTAAGGAACTTGCAATCAAGAAGTCTTTCAAACCAGACATGATATTTGTTGATTATTTAAATATCTGTGCATCTAGTAGATTAAAAGGAGCATCTAATGTTAACTCTTACACATATATTAAGTCGATTGCAGAAGAACTTAGAGGACTCGCCGTTGAGTGTAATGTTCCAATCATGTCTGCGACACAAACAACAAGAAGTGGATTCACCTCGTCAGACCTCGGCCTTGAGGACACATCTGAATCATTTGGGCTCCCAGCGACGGCTGATTTCATGTTCGCCATCATCTCCAATGAGGAACTCGAAGCGTTAAATCAAATAGTTGTGAAACAGTTGAAGAACAGATATAATGACCCTACAGTTAACAAACGATTTGTGATTGGTATAGATAGGTCTAAAATGCGACTATATGATGTTGAAAATAAGGAACAAGATGATTTAGTAGACAGTAATCAAGAGCCTGTGTTTGATAATACAGAGATAGGTAATAGATTTCTGAAAGATAACCTAAAAATGTTAAAAGAACCAGATTATGAGGATTTTAAAGTATGAGTGAATTAGAACTAGACACCACAATATTAAGTCCATTTGGGCCAAGGATATTATGTGTTAAATTACCAGATAATATTATTGAACGTATCAATCACTTAGGAGATACTCAACAAAACAAAAATAATATGGATGGTAGACTTGCTGGTCAGATAAAAGATGAACCAGAACTAACAAATGAAGAAATGGATTCTATTGGTATCAAAAAGATATTCATAGACATAGGACAACAGTATGTACACACGATTTTATCAGATAAACATCACTTTGACTATAACAAAGATGATTTTTACATTAATATGAAATTTGTGTCTGGTTGGATTGTCAATCAGAAAGAGAATGAGTATAATCCAGCACATTATCATAGTAATTGTAGTATATCAGCTGTGTTATATCTAAAAGTACCAGAGTTTAGACCCAGAGGATTTGTAGGAAAGAAAAACATTGATGGATACATTGAGTTTATCAATTCAACTGTTGACCATAGTATGTTATCTGCTGGTAGTTATCTGGTTAAACCACAAGTAGGACAGTTACTTATGTTTCCATCAACATTGTTACATACAGTATATCCATTTCAAGGGCCCGAAGAAAGACGTTCCCTTGCATTTAATTTAAGTTATGAACTAGTCTAAGGAGAATAATATGACATTTCAAGTAAATAAGCAACACAAGTTGCAAGACCAAATAGAAAATCTATGTTATGAATGGGCAATCGAAGATGTAATGTCGTATTTCAATGTAGAGGAAATAGAAGACCTAACTAAAGAACAAGTTGATGAGATATATGCATATTCCGAGAGTGACGAATGTTACGAGGGAATGGTTGGTGTAAGTCTAAGGTCAATGTGTGATCAATGGGAAGATAGTCAATAATGAGAAAGATAATTAAGTTTTTTCACGATCCAAATATGGTAGCGATTATACCAATAACTCTTGTGTATAGCTATGGACTATATGTTATAGTCGCTGAACTATGGGGGAAATTATAAAATGAAGTGTTGGGTGTGTAATGAAGAACTTGTCTGGGGTGGTGACCACGATTTAGAAGAAGATGAAACTCATTTTGGTGGTCATACTATGATTACGAATTTATCGTGTCCAAATGAAAGTTGTAATGCATTTGTAGAAGTCTATCATGGGAGTAAATCAAATGAAAACTGATGAAGAAAAGAAAAACGGAATAGTACAAAAAGAAGATCATAATGAGTTTGAACTTGCTATGAGATTCTTTGGTAATGAACTCATTGCAATCAAACTGGCTGCAACTAACTTCTCTGGTAAACTTATCGTATATAGTATACTGTTAATGTTTCTTACGTTTATGTTAATGGAAGTGTTTGGTCTTGCTGAACTGTTTGGATATGGAATATCAGACGATTGATAAATTTTTTTATTAAATTCTACTTGATTTGTGGACTTATTTATGTTACAATAAGTTATAATGACGATATGAGAAACAGAATGATGAGAGGTAGACCGAAAGATGATATATCACAAGAATATTAATATGCTTGTACCATACTATCTAATGTATTCATATGCATACTACCAAGAGAACGAGTCACTTATAACAGACTCCGAGTATGACCAGATATGTCAAGACCTCATAACAAATTGGAATAACATCACACATTGGCATAAACCTCTATTAAGTCTAGAGTCATTAAAGGCTGGAACTGGATATGATATCAAGTATCCACCTAGAGTCGTAGGTGCTGCAATTGCACTTATAAAACAAAATCAATTAAAAACGACAGAGATGGACTAATGGCTCGTAAAAAAGATTCTGGTAGGAAAAAACAACTAGAAAAGAATAAAAGAGATAAAGTAGAAGCTGACAAGTTAGGATTAAATCTCAAGGAATATAGATTACAAAAAAGATCAGCAAGATACACAAAAAAGACTATAGCTAAAGTTAAAAAACATAAATGTAGATTAACTAATATTTTAAATATCAAAAAGGCAGAAGAAGAATTAGATAGAGAAGGATTTACACTAGGTAAGGCTGTTATGGATTATGGTCAAACATCACAACATTATAATGGTTATATAACAAAGAAAAGAAAAGTAGACAAAAGATGAAAGAAGACTATAAAGTAGACCCATTATCAATCAAGGTTGACCAAACAAAACAAGATACAAGACGAGATGCATGGGATAGAGATTACATGGGTAGTCACTATACAAAACCTAAAGATAAGACAGTCGATATGAATATAACTCCAGTATATGTTTTTGCAATGTTCTTTATCGCTATATTAGTGATGGTCAGTAACACCAATGATTAGACTGTGGAGATATTGGTGTAAGGCTATGGGTAGTAGTGCCTATAATGATGATAGAAAAGATGACCATATACACTTGACAATAAGGACTTTTTGGTTTATACTACACATAGTAACTTGTTTGATGATAATAACTGGTAATGGTAGAGTTATGGGATGGTGGTAATAAATGATATTAAGTAAACAAGATTCTGTATACGCAGCTATGAAAATGATGAACTATTTCAAGAACTTTCATAGAATAGACGATTACTTTCGTGCAAGAAAGATAGAACGAGTAAGAGATATTCCAGTCGGTCTGCCTGGTATGAGTATTGAAGATGATTTGTTTCAAGAGTTTGATATGCATCCAGAGGACATGAACTTCTCTGTCGCAGTCATACCAACCAAAGTATTTGACACACTATTAGAAAAGACTGCATCATTTAGTCCAGACGAAAATCCAGGCAAGACACTCAAAGTTGTCGTAAAAGAAACAACGACTAATACTATTGTAGGTTTCATACGATATGGTAGTCCACTTATAAACAGTAAACCAAGAAACGACTATCTGGGTAATGTACCAGACTTGGATATCTTTAACAAACGAGCCATCATGGGTTTCAATATAGTGCCTGCTCAACCATTTGGTTTTAATTGTCTTGGTGGTAAACTACTTGCAGCTATATGCTGTTCTCATGCAACCAGACGTATGCTCAATCAGAAGTATGATACAGAGTTCTGCCTATTTGAAACCACCTCTTTATATGGTAATCTTAAAGGTGCATCTATGTATGATGGTATGCGACCATATTTAAGATACAAAGGTGATACACAATCCAAGTTTCTGCTTACTCTAGGTGAGGAGATATATCCAGAACTAAGAGATTGGTTCATAGAAAGAAACAATGGAGAAGACCTTATACACAAAGGTGCATCTTCTAGAAAACTCAAGATGCAAACAAAGATGGTACAGATAGTCAAGGCATCGCTCAAAGAACACGATACAAAGGCGT